TGTTTGAGAAGTACGAAGCATTGCTTCAGCCAAACCTCCGTTACACGGACACCAAGACCGCAGATGCTGGATTCCAGAACCTGTTGTTCAAGGCTGCTCCTGTAATGTACGATGTGCATTGCACCGCTGGTGTGTTCTACTTCCTTAACACGAAGTACCTCACACTTGTCGGCCACAGTGACAAGTGGTTCGCTCAGACGGACTTTATCAAGCCAGAAGACACCGATGCTCGCTATGCGCTCATCATGTGCTACGGCAACTTGACCTGTCGCAACCGTGCGAAGCAGGGCAAACTCACGGCAAAGACCGCCTAAGACCACTAACCAATAAGGAGAAATTGAAATGCCACTATTAGCAAATGACACAGATGGTGCTCTTACCCGTAAGCGCATTGAAACATGGGCAGCAAAGATGGAGAAGGTAACTGTTGTTGCCGCCGATGCAGCAACTGTTCAAGTAGCAGCAACTCTTGCTGGTGCACAACAGACTGTTTACACCATGACACCAACAGCAAGCCGTACCTTGACCACACCAACTGGTGCGGAACTGGGTGCAGCATTCACAGACGAGGGCGTTGGCTCTTCGTTTGAGTTCACTGTTGTGAACGTAGCAGCAGCAACCCACCCAATCGTGGTAACTGCTGGTGCATCGGGAGTGACACTTGTTGGTGTTGCAGCAACCTTCTCGGTTGCAGCAGCATCATCAGCATCGTATGTTGCGGTTTTCACTGCAGCAAACACGGTGTCCATCTACCGCAAGTAATTGAATCTGGGGGGTGGGCAGAAACCCACTCCCCTATTTCAAAAGGAGCAATAATGCCAGTTAAATATTCAATTCTTTCTAGCCATGCGGATGCAACTCCTAAGGCTGGCACAAAGACTTCTTCTTACCCAAAGGTAAAAGGAAGCAAGCAAGTTAAACCAAAAGCCAAGAAAAAGTACTAGGAGAAATCATGGCAACCAGCAAAGCAAATAAGGCTTACACCCTTCGTATGACGAAGCAAGCACAGAAGCCATCAAAAAATGACAAGCCAAGTCAGTTCAAGAAGGTTGGAGATTTCCGACCGGGTGGAATGTTCTCAACTGGTCGAATGATTAAGGCTCAACCAGAAACCCGCAAGAAGGCTTCAGTGTCTGCTGCTGGTGCTGGTGCAAGCAAGGAAAAGCGTACTCCGGGTCTACGTGTTCGTGGCATGGATGATGCAGGTCCAGTTGTACGTGCAGGTGTTGGCAAGAAGCAAAGTGCAAAGAAGCCAAAGTCATCAATGATGAAGAAGGCTGCTTCTGCAAGTAGTAAGAAGGAAAAATCAAAGTCAATGATGCGTCCAGCAGCAAAAGCAACTGGCGCACGTGACCGTAACCGTCGCACTTACTAAATAAATCTACATTCCCTCATCACAGACTTCTTCTGTGGTGGGGGATATGTAACAAATCGGGCTAGTTGTATATGAAAAACGCCGTACCTGCCCATTCTTACTACGGACAGCCAGTATCTGGTATCCGCCTAGCCCCGACAGCGGGAGCAAAGATTGCTGCTCCATCTGCGCCATACATTGGGCGCAATCGTTGTATAGCCAACGAGGACTCTTGCGAGGGTCCGAAGGCACGGGGTACGGACTATTGCATTGGACATTTGAGGTCACAAGGGCGGGCTAAATGAGTATTAGTTTGAACACCCTGCGCACACAGGTTCGCACAATGGCTGACCTTGATGAAGTGGACTTGCCAGACACAATTGTTGACCAGTTTGCTCGTGAAGGCTTCCAACGCATTTATGCTTTGGAACGCCGTTGGCCATACCTACAAGAGACCTACACTTTTAATACTGTAGTTGGTCAACGAGAATACACAATATCTACAATCGGAGATATTCGTGAAATTATCTCAGTTCTTGACACCAGCTCATCTGGTGCACGTTTGACACTTATTCCCTACGACAATGCTGAAGAGATTTGGCTTGGCAACACGGATGTTCCATCACGACCTTATTTCTATTCGTTTTGGGACAAGAAGCTTCAACTGTGGGCGAAACCAGATGCCGTGTATCCAATGACGGTTCGTGCTTTTAGGAACCCTGTTTACACCTGGTTGTCAAATGCCGATGAAACCATCGACCTTGACGAATGGTTTCATGCTTTGCTTCCGTATTTTGTACTTGGAAGAGTTTACCAAAGGCAAGAAGATGCACAGTTGTCTCAAATGTATTTGAATTCATTTGAACAAGGTGTTGGTCTTGCACGTCGTGACTTGATGAAAGCATCAAGTGCACAACCAGTTGTTATGTCTGGTGGTCGTCAGTATCCAACTATGCGTCGTTGGTTGCAGACGCTTGGGGCGACTATTGGCCAATGAGCAATGTATCCGTTGAACGCTATGACGACTTTACTGGTGGTCTTAACCTTAGGGCTGACCAATTCCAGTTAAAGCGTAATGAGTCACCCGACATGCTAAATGTCGAGGTTGACCCACGTGGTGGTTTGTTTGCCCGTGGAGCAATGCGTGAAATAAATAGTACTGCTATTACGGGTACCTGGGCTCCACACAAACTTTATCCATTTGCTGGTGCAACACCATATCTGATGTTGGCTAATGGCACAAAGGTTTTGAAGTCAACTGGTGGAAACTTTACAACATTGCAGTATTCATCAGGTAATGATGTGGTCGCAACTGCTGCACATGGTGCCTGCATGACTACTTGGGGTAAGACTCTGTATATGACTACTGGTACTTCCGGCAACGGTGGTTATTCCTGGATAACCACCAATACCTATGCTACTGCTTTAACAGCTTCTGGTACAAGCCCTAATGCTTGGCAAGCAACTGCAGACGCTTCCGCCCACAAGATGCCAACTGCGGAACACATTACAATTCATGCAAACAAAATGGTTGTTGCTAACACTATTGAAAATAGTGTGGCATTTCCGAACCGTGTTCGTTGGTCATTGGAATCAATTCCAGACAACTGGGATGAAGACAATTATATTGACTTTGAAGGTGGTGGTGAAGGCATAACGGCTTTAGCCGTTGTTGCCGGTCAGCTTGTTGTATTTAAGCCAACTGCGGTTTATGTTGTTTATGGATACGATTTTGCAGACTTTCAGGTTGTCCAGTTGTCACCACAACTTGGTGCATTGTTTCATGAACACATTGCGGTGGCACCTGATGGTGTTTATTTCTTTTCACATCCACAGGGATTGTATTTTTATAACGGTACACAGTTGATTGATGTGTTTTCCAACTTGAAGTCAATGTATCCAGAGGGATTTATTAACTCAACACAAGATGACCAAATACATGTGTCGTACGCAAATGACCGTGTTTGGCTGGCAATGCCTTTTTCAAGAACTACATCTGTTGCTTATCCATCTGTTTGTTTTGTTTATGACCCAACCATTAATGATGGTTCTTGGACTGCTTTTCAAATTGCTGACGGTTATGCACCAATTGGTGGAACCGACTGGACTAACTCTTCTGGTGTATCTAATCCATATATGATTCACCCAAACATTCCTCGTGTTCTTCAAGTTGATGTTTACACCGAGGAAAAAGATTTGTTGGCAACAGTTGAAACAAGTTTTGATTCATATTACAGAACTGGTTGGGTTGATGGTCGTTCGTATTCTATGAAAAAAATGTGGCGTAGACCAGATATTGTTGTCAAGCAGGTTGACACGGAACGTGCAATCAATGTCAAAGTATTTCACAACTTTGAAGAAGCAGTTGGAAACGAAAGAAAAACATTCAATTTACAACTTGATGCATCATCAAGTGGAATGTTATGGGGTGTGGGTCAATGGGATATTGACGAGTGGGGTATCGAAGCAAAAGGTGCGCAAGTTATGCGTGGTTCAAATTTGGGTCTTGCACGTTCTGTTCAACTGCTGTTTACTGGTCCAACTGGTTTGTATTGGGGCATCGACAGCATTGCATACAAATTTAATACACGAAAGGTTACTGGATAATGGCTATATCTATTCCGCATACATTTGTTGCAGGAACAATTGCATCAGCAACAACGGTTAACGCAAACTTTAACGAAGTTGCAACATATGTTAATGGTTTGTCTGATGGTACAAATATTGATTCATCTGCAATAACTACAGCAAAAATTGCTGATGGTGCAATTACTCAAGCAAAACTTGCAGCAGGTGTTGCTGTGGCTGGAGATTCTGACCAACTTGTTATTGGAAGTCAGGTATTTGGCTGATGGAATACATTGTTGTTCCAGCAATCAATACTCTCAAGTCAACCGATGCTGTAGCAATTCGTGAAATTACTTTTACTTTAATCAAAGAAATAACGAAACTAAGAAAAGAATTAGAAGACATGAAGAACATGCAAAACGAAACATCAAGAAGGAGTGCTAACAGATAATGGCTTACAATCCAGCACTTTTTGAACAGCAACGCCGTGGGCTTATGGATAACTATTCCGCCACTGGTGCAATGCAGGCTTATGCTAATTTTATTTCAAACCAACGTGGAGCACGTGGTTTGCAAGACCTTCGTGAAAGTTATCAGAAACAACAGCAACCTTTGGTTGCGTCTTTTGGTCGTCGTGGACTACAAGGACCAAATGTTCGTTCCGGTGCTTTCAGAAAAGCAATGGCTGATTTTGGAAAGAATCAAATACGTGAAACTGCTGATTTCCAGCGTTCATTGGATGAACAGAATCAACAATTTGGTTTTGGCAACAGGCAAAGAGAAGCACAGTACCAATCCGATTTGGCGAATCTTGAAAGCAATAAAGCTTCACAAATAGAACAAGATGCTTTGGCATTGATGCAGATGAGAGCAGGGGTTTAATATGGCAGCAGATAGAGGGACTAATCAGCAGGGCAAGAAAGTTGTTTCCACATCACCTGGTGTGACTATGTGGCCAACACCAACAAGACAGTTTCAACCAACTACTGCAACAAGCGATTACGGTACAAATCTTGACCGTATTTCACGTACTGCTCAATTGGATGCTACGTCATTTATTAATAATGCGCCATTTAATTATGATGCTTCTACTCCTGAGCAGCGTACTGCTTACAACATGCAACAGTATGGTCAGGAAAATGCACCGACTATTGG